AACAGCCATTACACTAAACGGTAACGTCGTTGGGAATAATGTAGACGTGATTACACTTTATGGCAATGTCATTGCTGACAATGTATACGTAACAAATAATATAGAAACAACGTCCGGATTCTTTAAAGGTGACGGTGGTATTCTCTCGAACGTCACTCTTCAACAAGTCACAGATACGAGTAATTCAACCTCGAATACAGTTCTGTTTACGAATACACACACGGCGTTTACGACCGATCTTACGTCTAACGTCGAAGTTAAGTTAAATCAATTATCGAATGTCATCATAACAGATCCGAATGATCATAAAAGTTTACTTTATATCGATGGGAACTGGATAGACGATTATATAGATTTTACTTCCATAGAAGTAAAAGCGGGTGAAGAACTTTCAAAAGGTGATGTTGTTTATATACACGATGGTTCGGGAGATACACCCGAAGTAAAAAAAGCGGATTCATCGAGCGCTTCAACCATGCCTGCTATAGGTATTGTTATGGATGGTTCTATAAAACAAAACAATAACGGACACGTCGTTACTTTTGGTACGTTTGGTATGACGTTTGACACGAATTTTCAAAAAGGTGAAATACTTTATGTAAGTAACACCACACCCGGTGGGTTAATGAATACAGTCCCGTTTAATAACACGGATAAAATACAAAACGTTGGTATAGTTGTTAAATCCGGTGATAAAATTCTTGTTACGGGTGTTGGTCGTTCGAATGATATTCCGAACGCAGAGGAAGTTTATGCACAGCCAACTTACGTCTACGTCAACAGCACAGGTAATGAACTCAAAAAGATACTCGCTTCAAATTTGAGTGCAAATAACCAAACTTTGGATATGGTTACGTCGTGGAGTAACTCTACTACAAACACTATCGCATCAACACACGCAACAACCGGTTTCATATCATCGGGTAACGTTCACGTTGGAAGTAATATTTTCATTTCTGGTTTAACGGATCCAACAAACAATTATCTAACAATGGCTGATAAAAATACAGGTGATCTTATTAAAGCACCTGCATATGTAACAACAGGAGGTAAATATGTTATAGATGCAGCAGAAGCCGAATTTACTGGTAATTTAACGTTTACTGGTAACGCAACAACTTTTTCATCAAATAATGTTGTTATACAAGATAGAATTTTTGGTTTGGGTGCAAATAATGCAGTTCATAACCTCGATATGGGTATTTTGATGGAACACAAAGATGATGGTGATTATGCCAATGTTGCTTTAATTTACCATGCAGATGAACATAGGTTTTCGTTAGGGTATACACAAAATACATTTACAGATGATCATATTTTGCATTACCAAGACCCTGACCATGTAATTACCTTTGATATACTAGGTAATACATTAGTTCAAAATAACTTAACTGTGGTACACGGTGATTTGACGGCAATTACTTTGAATGGTAATGTTGTTGGGAATACTGCAAATGTGATTACTTTGAATGGTAATGTTGTTGGAGACACTGCAAATGTCATTACTTTGAATGGTAATGTTGTTGGGAATACTGCAAATGTCATTACTTTGAATGGTAATGTTGTTGGAAATACTGCAAATGTCATTACTTTGAATGGTAACGTTGTCGCTGATAATATTGTTGCTACGAACATGTATGGAACAATTGTGGGTTCAAACACTATAAGTGCTTCCAATATTTATGTAGGTACAAGTACATACAATCTCAATGGTTATGATTTACGCGTCGAAGGTGATACAGAAATTACAGGTAATTTACTCGTAGGTGGTACAACAACAACCGTAAACACCGAAAATCTCGTTGTTAAAGATCCAATTATTCAACTTGGCGATGCATCAGCTCCAGTAGATTCCGGTTTATTACTTGCACGCCCATCTGATACAGATAATGTATACGTAGGGTACGACCAAAATAGAACAGAGTTTGCTATAGGTTTTACCGATAATCACGCAGGTGATTCTGATATAACTATAAAACAAGGTGAAGATTTCACTTTGAATGTATATGGTAACGTAGAAGCAAATTACTTGTTCGGTAACGGTTCCCAGCTTACAGGTATACAAACAGCAACACCAAACTTACACGATGTAGTGAATGTTGATAACGTAACATCCAACGTTGTCCAGTTCTCAAATGCAACAGCCGGTATAAAAATAGCTTCAAACATCGCATTCGATGATAAGATTACATTACAATCTTTAACATCAGGCTCCAAAAACGGGTTTTTTGTAGTAGATACAATACAACTCGATCCAAATTACGCATCCCCAACACGAAACGTTCTATCATACGATACGACAACAGGTCAAATTTATGATTCTGGGGGTCAAGGTGGTTCGTCGTTCCAAAACATAACCGAACAAGATGCAAACGTATTCATTGGTTCAAATTTGATAATAAATACATACGGTTCCAATGTACTCACGGTTGGAGGTAACATTTCCGCAAATAACATTACTCTAGGTGAATTAACCATAGCAGTATCACCGTTTGGTTTAGACGATATTGTAAGTTCAGCATCAGGATCAAATGTAACTTCTAATGTACTTCAAATTGAAGGTATAGAATCGAACGTTATCACGGCAAACACCATAACCGTTTCAGGGAACACAACTTCACAGAATATTAAATTAACGAACACAGACATATCAGCTTCAATAACTTCGGGTACTATAACGGTCGATGCAAAAGAAAAAACCTATGGAACAGCACCACTCGTCGTCTCTACAACCGACGTTTCGAATCTCGTATTCTCCAATCTCATAACAGGTGCACAGATCGTTATACCTATACTCGCGAGTGGAGGTGACATAAACATTTCATCCACCATGACGAACGTCAACTTTTATGCCATGACATCCAATGTTTCGGTCACCCAAGATAAACACGCACTCATGACCCTATCGAACCTTTACGGTAACATTTATATGAATGCAATCGGGTTTTCGTAATTTAAAAAAATAAAACCTTACTATAATATAAAACATGTCTGGAGGTATTGCTCAACTCGTTGCTATAGGTGCCCAAGATGCGCACCTCGTCGGTCAGCCCGAAGTTTCATTCTTTAGATCTAACTATAAACGTCACACGAATTTCGCCCAAACTGTTGAAAGACAGGTTATCCAGGGCAACCCAAGTGCCAATGGTATGTCCACCGTCCGCTTCGAAAGAAAGGGGGACATGCTCGGATACGTCTACATTGCTAACAGAGCCGGCGACATTACCGATTGGTCTGGTCGTATTTCGAAAGTTGAACTCTTAATAGGTGGTCAAGTTATTGACGAACAAGATTATACATTTTCCGCATTACACGCAGAAAGAGTTGTATCCCAAACAGCTTCTAAAGCTAGAATGGAACCATTCGTACCAAAAAGTTTTTATCCACTCCGATTTTCGTTCTGTGAAGACGCTCAGTCGGCTTTACCATTGATCGCACTCCAATACCACGATGTTGAATTACGAATTACATGGGGTAGTACCACTACATCTGATGCGGAAGTTTATGCCCAATTCATTCACCTCGATACAGATGAGCGTACCGCTTTGTCTTCCACACCACAAAATATGCTCATTACTCAAGTTCAAAAAGTCATTCCTTCGAATTCCAAAATACAAGAATTACCATTTAATCACCCAATAAAATACTTAGTTTCCACAACTTCTACTGATATGGCACACACTTCAAAACTCAAACTCCAAATAAACGGTGTAGATGTAGGAGATTATAAAACTGTCGTACCACACTTTGTAGAAACCCCATTCTGGTATCACACAGATTATGGCTATTGTACAGCAGGTGAATTTCATTCTACAATTCTCTTACCATTTTGTCTCAATACGGCTAAGCTCCAACCAACTGGGTCCCTCAACTTCAGTAGACTCGATTCGGCGAGAATCGTTTCCGATAACAAAAACTTCGATAAGACTTTATACGCCGTCAACTATAACATCCTCCGCATAGAAAACGGTATGGGTGGTTTGATGTATTCTAACTAATTTAACTTAATTTAATTTAGCCACTTATTATAAATGTTTTGGCAACTCATTTTTTTAACAGCTTTCGTTTTTATAATAACGTACGATCCAAAATCAGGTACTTTGAATCACCTCGTCGACTCTAAACAACAACCAGCTCAAAATGCAGAGTGTAAAGAGGGACACTACCAGGAGATTCAATTTGCTCAACAGGGATACGAGTGCCCCCAAGAAAAACGTGTTCATATGGGTGCGATTATATCAACTTAAAAACATGATTAGTACTTTTAGTATAATATGTTCACGTTCGATAGAGAAACCGGTATAATAGTCGCTGTGATAGTATGTGTAATTGCATCAGTTTACATGTATAAAGAACTCAAAACAGCTAAAAAAGACCTCGAAGAAGTTAAAGGGTTCAATGGAAAACTCACAAGTTTTTTATCCAGACCACCACAAACTCCTCAACCTACACAAACAGTCTCTTTTTGTAAAAAAGAAGACGTAGAAGAAACCCAAGTTGAAGAAAAAATTGAAGAAATTGAAGTTAGTGAAGAAGATTCCCTAAAATAATCATCTCGCTCAATTATAACTTGCTAATGAGCAATGAAAAAATACAAAGCTATAGCTATTCCAGTAACGTTTACGGGTGATAAACCAAAGTTTCTCACTGTCCGGGATCGAAGGTTCAAAGATTGGATATTCGTCACCGGAGGGTGTAGGCGAAGAGAAATACCAAACCCACTAAGGACCGCTTTGAGAGAACTCGAAGAAGAAACCAGGGGGGTCGTTTCTCTCAAAAAAGGAGAATACACAGACTATAAGTTTACTGTAAAAGAGAGTCCGGGTGTTGAACTCGAGTATAACGTGTTCGTCTTCTTTGTAAACTACACAAACCAAGAACAAATCGAACTCGTTCGAAAATTTAACGAAGAAAAACAAAAAACAAATATGAAAAAACTACAAAAACAACCCATCAAGAGAACACACGATGAAAACGATTTTATGAGTTTCGAAACGCTCACAGAGTTTAATACGAAAAAACAATGGGATAGAATAGTTAAAAACGTTCTGAATAACCCGGAATTTTACGCGTGTGTAACTTCTCTCAATAGAAAAACCTTTTCTATAAAGTAAATAATGAAGTCGAAAGCTTACATTCTTCATCAGATAAAAGAAATTCTCGTAGATAAACACGGGTATACACCCAAAAGGGCGGAAAAATACGTCGAAAATCACGTAGAAGATAAAGTGTATGAACTTCTAGTATTAAAAAAGTCTTTATCCGAACAGGAAGAGTATCCGGAAGTATCGTATAGAAGGTCTATATGGCACCACGAATACGACGATGAGTGTGATGAAGACTAATATAAAAAAATAAATCTAATATTTGGTAAGTATGTTTAAACAATGGTGTAGAGAACAAGGATTCTCTAACGGAACCAATTTATCACATGTGCTCATGGACGGTGGTGTCCTTTCCGTGCCATTTGATAGATTGAACGATTTTTACGAAAAGTATGTCGAAGCATACAACTCAGGTGAAAAGATATTCGTTGTCGAACAAAAGACAGAAAACTATAACTTTTTCGTCGATCTCGATTATAAAGACGAAGACGAAATGTCATTTAGTGAAGTCGAAAGTGTGTGTAAAGTAATATGTGACAAGGTAAAAAAGTTTGGTGGTAAAGAAGCACTCGTTTCTGTAGCGGAACCCAAACCCACAGGGCATCTCATAAAAACAGGTATACACATAAATTGGCCAGGTTTCGTCGTTAATAGATCTTCCGCTATAGCTCTAAGACAACATATCATTAATACACTTAATTTAGCCTATGGTTCGAAACAGTGGGATGATATAGTAGACGCTTCCGTATATGGAAGTTCACAAAGAAAAACAAAGGGAAGCGGGTTTAGAATGCCGTGGTCACACAAAAAAGGTAAACACGAAGCGTGTTCCGGTCAGGGGTGTACATTGTGTAACAATACAGGTAAAGAAGTTCAGGGTGAATACAGACCCATTTTTATTTATAGGTGTGGACCTTTTAGCATGCTAGAAGCGATAGAAGGACACATCGCGAATACCAAAATTATGCACATGGCCACACTTCGTACCGAAAGAACAGACCCAGTCACTATAGAAGGTGCAAGTGTAAAAAAAGAAGGTGAGTTTACAGCTAACCAATTAAAAAATGAGTTCAAAGATCAGGAAGCTCTATTAAACATAGAACAGTTTGTAAGAAAACACCTCGAGGGTCAAAGTATGGCTAATATTACTAAAATATACGAACACAAAAACCAGTTTCTCGTCTCTACGACGTCACACTACTGTGAGAATCTCAAAAGGTCACATAACTCAAACCACGTGTGGTTCAGTATATCTAACGGAAACATATCACAAAAGTGTTTTTGTAACTGTGAAACCATGAAAGGAAGGTTTTACGGGTTCTGTAAAGATTTTACAGGGAGAAGACATGAATTACCACCGTCTATACTCAATAAACTCTACAAAGACGGTAAAATAGATAAATACATCGAAAGAAAAACAAAAAAGATAGAAAATACAGGTAATAAAAACCCAGAAGAAGTTAAAACACTTCTCACTACGTTCATAAAAAAACACGTTATCAAAAATAAGGATGTACCCATAACAAATATAGAAAAAAAGAAGGTAAAACTTTTTTCAATATCGAGTTCGTATACTTGCGAAGATTGTCTCACGAGAAACGTACCGTTTCAAATTTTAAACGGTAAACTTGAACAAAAGTGTAAGTGTAGAACGCGCATACATGTTCTCACAGATAAAATACTCACTAAATTATAGAATAATGTTACCTGTACTATTATTAATTCTAGTCGTATACGTTACATCTTCTTTAATTAGACCAAAAATGGATACGGATAAAATACAAAGTCTCGTCAAAGAATCTATAAAGTATTCGGGTATAAACCAGAGTGCTTACAAAGATTTTTTAGTCAATATTAACATGGCTATAGAGTATAACGAGAACGTCGAATCGTCTAAAAAGTTTTTACACAGAGCAGTAAATAATCTCGACGAAATAAGTCTTAGTTCCGTTGCAGGTGATACAGGTGTACAGGAAGAAATAGACATTTTAACCATTAAACTACTTGCTTATTTCAATGAACTACACATAAGAAATGAAATACAGCGAGTAAAATACTTAAAAGAATTGTCTAATTATAAGTTACAATGAACAAGAGAACTCGTTCAGGTAGATTATCTAAAGTTCCAGAAAGATTAGAACTCTTCGAAGAAGTAGAAGATGATTACAAAGAAGACGAATACGACTCAGATGTAGATCTCTTAGAAACAGATGACGAGGATTTCTTAGAAGAAGACGAAGACGAAGAAGACGATGAAGATGACTCAGATGCCGACGAAAATGGTAATCTCAAGGATTTTGTAGTAGACGACGACGAGGATGATGAAGACTATTATGAAGAAGAAAGTGAAAGTGAGAGTGAGAGTGAGTATTCATCAGATGAGTAATAATGAGCTTAAAAAAATAGAATTATCTTTATATAATGGAAGCCGAAGTTGGTACACCCATAGAATATAACGCCCGTGAGTTTGATATGAACCTTAACGATAAAAATGATGAAGAAGAGATAGAAAATAACGAAGATAAAGAATACTATACACCACCACCTCACCACTATTATCATCAACCACCGCCAGATTTCATGCTACAACAACAAGCACAAACACAAAAAGCGAAAGACGATATATTTGCAAATTTAGATAAAACGGGGTATATAATAATATTTGTCGCATTTTTGTTAGGGTTTTTCATGGGTAAGACCATGCAACCCGTCATTCTCAGGCCTGGATAGATTTACCTTTTATCCATAAATAATCTGAAGGTGTTTGACGACCTTCAAAATCACCCATAGGACCTTCGAGTGGTTCAGTAAAATAAGCTCTACTGACTATAAGCGGATCTTTGGTATTATCGTTAATTACATCGGATGCTGTAACCAAAACCTCATCTAAATCATTATTATCTGATTTATTTTTTTGATTTTTTCTATACCATCTCAAAAATAAATTAATCAAAATAAGAATGGTGACTATGTTTATTAAAAGTCTACGTGATATAGTCAACATACTTACATTTAGTGTATAAATTTTATTTTACGGTTCGACGTTTTCCTTATTTTCAGAAGTTACCTCATCTTCTTCCCCGGTATTACTACCACTCTCTTCGGTAACCTGACCCTCCGTAGATTTTGCTTCTTGTTCTTCTTGTTCTTCTTCTGCTTTAGCTTTTTCAGTATCAAACTTTTCCATAGCCTCGACGGAATTAAACCCTCTCTCTTTTGCTTCCTTTTCGCGCACCGCTTTAGCATCCGCTTCGCGTTTCAAACGAACCTCTTCCATCTCTTTAGCGACAATTTCATCAGCCTCCTTGACGAGTTCTTCCATGGGTGTATCCGGTTTTTCCTTTTTGAGACGCTCGAGAACTTCAGCTGGGTGAGTGATAGGTGATTCATCCGGTTTCGTGTAATACTTCGAGTTTTCATCACCTGGTTTAATAAACGTTTCAGTACCACCAGCTTTAACAGCCATCATATCAGACTTTCGCTCAGCGAACATCTTTGCGGCGAGTGCCTGATTTTCTCTATATCCCGACATAAGTTCCTCGAGCTTTTCGTTCGTATAGTGAACGTCCTCAATCTTTGCGGTATCTGGTGGAATCAAAAGCCATTTGTACATATCAACGACATAAATATCAAAAGTTGCATCTTCTTTTTGAAGGCGTTTCGCGTGCGAAGCCGCTTCGTCGCGAGTTGCAAAAGCACCTCTAATCTTGATACCAAACTTATCGTTTTTTTGTGGTGCTTCTGGACCGACAATAGAAAGACACGCGTAAAGTTGACCAGGTACAGTAGTATAATCTTGTTCGAGAGACATTGTTATATGGTATACATGTTTTAAAGCTTTAAGTCTTTTTTTTATTTTTATTATGAAC